AGATTGGTATTCTCATTTGGTGAAGATGAAAAAACTGTAAAAGATAAACTTTACGAGATGAGATTTGATTCTCGAATTTGAAAAAGAAGTTTGTATATGAAAACTAATTCCAAAGCACTCAAACTCATTGAAATGGGTCTTAGTGCTAATACCGTGGGCAAATTAACAGAATCTCAATTGGATTTATTGTACAATAAATTTATGATTCAAGAACAAGGGATGGTTGTAATGTCGGCAGATAAAGCCTCCAAAGAACCTCAAAAAATCAAAGATTTAACATCTAACGGAATTAACGTAAAAGTTGAAACCGAGATGACGGAAGTTGAAGTTGACCCTATGGATGTTTTCAAAGGACGGGTAACACAAGCACCTCATCAAGTTGGAGCGTCTACAGATATGGATGACCCTTCAGGTTCAGTTGATGGAATGCCAACAGAAGGTGAATTGGGAGAAAAGAAAAAAGAATATAACCCTTGGGCTATTTGTACTTCCACTTTAGGTAAAGAGTTTGGAACAACTGAAAGAAGTGATTGGAGTAAGGCTGAAACAAACAAGTACGAGAGATGTGTTAAGGATGTGAAGAAATCAATTAAAGAAGGAAAAAACCCTTATCATTTGTTAATTGAAAAAGAAATTGTATCTTTGGTGGAAAGAAACTTGACTCCTAAGATGACAAAGAAAGACTTTATCAAGACAATATTTGAGGCTCCAACTGAAGCCCCAACAAAACCAAAAGTTAAACCAGGTGTAAAACCTGATGTAAAACCACAAAGACCACCACACCCTGGTAAAAATCCAAATCCAGGAGAAAATCCTGCACCTAAAGCACAGGATTTAGAAAGAGCTAAAGAAGATGTGTTGAACGCAATCAAAAGTTTACTAAGTAATGGCAAAAAGTAAAAAAATTCAGGAACAAATTGATTATGGGGATTATCCCGAAAGGATGGACCCATCTTTAGAAAGAAAAATTTCTAATCCTCAAAGTCCTTATGCTCAAAATCCGGCCTTGCCACGTCGTGAGCAAGACGTACAAAGATTAATCACAAATAGATTCAAACAAGTTGTTGATAAGTTGAGAAGTGCCACTTCTAATCAAACACTTGTTACCCCAAGAAATCTTGCTATGATGATTAAATCTGAGGCGTATGGTAAAATTATGCCAACTTGGCAAATCGAGCAAGGTCACCTTGAAGAGTTAAAAGACTTGGCTCTCAGGGCTTGTCTCGAAGAATCTGAAGTTCCTGAAGATTGGTTTGATTTTGATTTGCACTTAGGGGAACAAATCAATGTACAAAATTTCCGAAACGAATCTGAAGAATTAGAAGATGAAACTGAAGAAGAAATTAAAGCAAAAGCTTTGATGGATGGTGATGAACTTACTCGTAAGGAATTAGTTGAACTTGAAATTCACAAAAGAAATATCATTAACGCAATTATTCAGGGGACTGCTAAAAAAGGGCACTACGTCTTTCAAAAACCAAGTGTTAGAAGAGAACTCAACAGAATTAACCCAAATCTCTATGACAATTACTTGTTGATTATGGCGTTAAACGACTTCAATTATTTTACTGATGAGGCTTCGATAGAATATATGTCTGAAACAGGACAAGGTGTTGGTGGTAAGGTAGAACTTCAAGACAACAAGAATGATGAAGGTGAAGGTGAAGAAGGCGAAGAAAGACCTGACACAACAATCTCCGCTTGGGGTATGTTATTTCCAATCTTGTGTCACGAGATTTTGAAAGGTTTGGAAGAGGCAAAAGGTAGATACGGATTACCTGAAGACCCTGTCATAAGACAACAAGTTATGGGTCAAACGGACACTTTACCTATGGAGGCGTGGTCTTTGAGAATTGGTCCACCAGTGGTTGAAAGATTACGATTTGCTCTGCCCGATGAGATTTTTGAAGATGAAAATAAAGGATTAATAAATTGGTTCCAAATGGAACTTTATAAACTTCCTGCCGCTGAGGTGATAAAACTTACGGGAGACGCAATTTCAGAGGATAAATCTCGTGTTTCTAAAGCAACTGATAGGTTCCGTGAGATTATGAAAAAAGCGAACCAACTTAAAACAGAATACGAAAATTTCAAACCCGAGAAAAAAGACTCGGGTGAAGATGGTTTGGATGACTTGTTGGCAGGACTAGGTATCAGTCCTTCCAAATAATGAGTCTTACAAGAGAACAACTTTTAATTGAGTATAAAAAGTGTATGAGTAGTACTCCATACGCTTTAAGGACTTATTTACAAACTTACGACAATACCGTTTCCAAATATGTACCTCTTGAACTATTCCAAGACCAAGTACAATTAATTGAGGATTATGAAAGTTACAATGAAAACATCGCTCTGAAGTATCGTCAAGCGGGTGTTTCTACTGTTACCGCCGCTTGGGCAAGTAAACGATTAGCTTTTGCTAGAAAAGAAAAACCTGAAAAAATTCTTATAATTGCAAATAAATTAGAAACATCTGTAGAATTTGCAAACAAAATTCGTGCTTTCACTGAACAATGGCCTAATTGGGTTGGTATTGGATTCTCTGGTGAGAAGAACTCTGCAAGACATTTTAAATTATCTAACGGTTGTGAGGTAAAGGCGGTTGCAACATCCAAGGACGCACTTCGTGGATATAGCCCGACTGTGTTAATATTTGATGAGGCAGCGTTTATTGAAGCTGACAGTGATTTCTGGGCGGCTTGTATGGCGTCACTATCTACAGGTGGTAAAGTTATTGTTATTTCGACCCCAAACGGTTACGACCCAATTTACTATGAAATTTATGACCAAGCCCTTAGGGGAATGAACGATTTCAAAATCACTGAAATGTATTGGTATAGAGACCCAAGATACACAAAAGATTTGTATATGGTCAAAACCAAAGATATTGTTCATTACTTACTTAATAAAGAAGAATACAGTCCTGAAGACATCATCAGTTTACAGGACATAGATATTCAAGATAGAAGTTTAACAAGTCTTCAAATATACCTAACAGATGGATTCAAACCCTGTTCTGGTTGGTTTGAGGCGATGGTGAAAAAACTAAAATATGACCGGAGAAAAGTTGCACAGGAATTGGAATGTAACTTCTTAGGTTCAGGAGATAACGTATTTGATTCCAACACTCTACAGGATATTTCTCAAAATTACATCAAAGAGCCAAATGCAAAATTGATGGCGAATCAATTGTGGATATGGAAAGAACCTGAAAACGGTCACAGATATGTTATGGGTGTAGATGTTTCGAGAGGGGATTCAGAGGATTTTTCAAGCATTCAAATTATTGATTTTGATGCACGAGAACAAGTTTTGGAATTTGTAGGAAAAATACCACCAGACGTATTGGCAGAGATTGCATATAAATGGGGAAATATGTATAGTGCCTTATGTATTACAGATTTAACAGGTGGTATGGGGGTTGCTACTGCGAGAAAATTACAAGAACTTGGATATGAGAACTTTTATATCGAAGGGGTTGATTTTGCTAACAAATGGAAATATGACCCTAAGTTAAAAGAGAAAATTCCAGGTATTAATTTCAATGCAAAAAGAGTACAAATAATTGCATCATTTGAGGAGGCAATTCGACATAAATTCCAAATACGTTCATCAAGACTTTTGAATGAAATGGGAACTTTTGTATACATCAACGGGAGACCAGACCACCAAAGAGGTCACCACGACGACTGTATTATGGGTATTTCTATGGCGTGTTTTGCCGCTGAGGCAGCTTTTCCTTCACTGAGTAAAGTAGAAAATCATACCAAGTCGATGTTGGACTCTTGGACTACTATGGTTTCTGAAAACAAAGACCAATCTAAGTTTTTCAACCCATCCATACCTCAAACGCCAGGTTCTATGACAAAAACCAGCAAATACTATACCCCCACTCGAAATGATTATGAACAATATAGATGGTTGTTTGGTCCTAAGTAGTATTTATAAAAAGAGTAATACGAGTAAATTTATAACTAATGAGTGATAAGAATTATACTATATGGCAACGATTAGGTAGAGCTATGGGACCTGACGCACTTATGAGTCAGGATTTTCCTGTTTATAAGTTTGACAAAAAAGAGCTTCTCAGAACTACAGACAAAGCTGAGTACGAAAAAGAAAAGTTACAGGCACGTCAAACATCTTACTTAGCTGGTCAGTTTGCTAAAGTAGAAAGTAATTTATACACACAAGCAGTTTATTACGAACCAAACAGATTGGCATCGTACTATGATTACGAATCGATGGAATACACACCTGAGATTTCTGCAGCACTAGATATCTATGCCGAAGAATCAACAACCCCGAATGAGGATGGTTTTGTACTTCAAATTTATTCTGAGTCAAAAAGGATTAAATCTGTATTAGCGGATTTATTTAATAACAACTTGGATATTAACACCAACTTACCTATGTGGACTCGTAACACTTGTAAGTATGGT